AATATACATCATCCATAGTAGCAGTCCATTCTCCTTTAGTGTGTTTTAAATTTTCCATATTTTATTTTTTTACAAAGTTAATAATCTTTTTGATTAATTCAAAATATTTTTGTTAAATTTTTATTTGTTAATATTTTAAAGTCATCCAAACTTCTGATTAAATGATATTCGTAACCAGCTTTTGTAATTCTTTCTTCAAATTCTTTTTGATCATTAGATTGTATTCCTTTCTCAATCTTCAATTCTACAAAGCAAAGTTTACCATTCGGAAATATTACAACTAAATCAGAAGCTCCTTTTAAAAGTCCAGTTGCTTTAAAAGTCATAGCCTCTCTTATATTTCTTGTACCGCCATTTGGAATACTTAGCAGCAAACCTCTTGGGTTATGATGTTTCAAACAATAATAATTGTTATACCAAACAACAATTGATTGCTGTAAATTGTTTTCTGTTAATTTTTTCATATTTGTTAAATTTAATTTTGTAACCTGTAACCTGTTTTTTTACTCCAAAGACTTTTAAGAATATCTATTGAGTTGTAACTTAATAATAGTAATATAAAAAAATATATAGTTTAGTATATTATTAGGTTACAGGTTACAATTGTATACATCCTTACTCTAGCAATGGTTTTTTTGTAACCTGTTTTTTTTAATTACAGGTTACAGGTTACAACGTTTTTTCCCAAAATAATACTCCTTTTTTAGTTGTAACACCTTGTCTATAAGCTTTATAGGTTAATTTATTTTGAATTAAAAACTTTTTTATATCTTCTTTTTTTATGTATTTTAAAAAATCAGAAACCTGTATAATAATTTTTTTATTGAAAACATCAGTCTTTTTAATAGAGTAATTATTAAAAAAATCTCCGCTAAATATTTTTTCTTCCAGTTCTTTTGATTTATGTATTTTTTTAGCAAATTCTATTTGAAACTCGTTTTTTTCTTTAACATCTTCGATATTTGAATAAAAATTTATACATTCATTTACATCTTCATCAGTAATTTCAAACCACTCTCCATTTATTCTTTTTGATGAAAATTTTAAATGTAAATTTGTTTCCAATATTTTAGCCTCATAGGTTCTAATAAAACCCAATAATTCAGCACCATAAGGAGCATAAACTTTAAAATGTTCAAATCTTTCAATAGGACTTTCATTAGTTGAATACCCTATTTTTATTGGCTTTAAACCTATGTGTCTAAAAAAATAAACACACCCTTTTTTATTTGTTTCCATAATTATATTTTTAAGTAACAAAGGTAATAAAATTAAGTAATGTTACCAATTTAAAACGGGTATTTATCTTCAATTTTAGCGTTTTGCCCCTCATTTGACCATAATAAAATACCTTTTTTTACCCCAAATTCTGTACGATAAAGCTTATATTCCAGTTTATTTTTAGTTAAAACCTCCTTTAAATCATATTTTGTTGGCTTTAAAATTGAGTTAAAATTCAAATATTCTAAAATTTCACCCTGATTCCAAACTTTTTCAAAGGCATGGTTTACGTCTTGATTAGTCGAAAAGTGTTTAAAAAATATTTCCTCTACTGGTAAAACCGTTTCGTTATGACTTGCATTTTGTCTTAAATATTCTATTTCATCTTCAGTTCTTAATATCCATTCAAAACCACTCTGTAAAATGTTATAGGCTTCGATTATAAGACTTGTTTTATCAATCTCTAACATTCTATCATAATCTACCTTATCAACGCTTATAGGTAAAATACGTCTATTTCCTGTTACATCCTTTAAAATATCAATTTCGTTTGTTGTTCCACAAAGTATTGCCCTACGTTTAAAAGTTTTTGCCTCCCTTTCGTATGGTCTTCGTTGTGTTATTATATTCATGTCAGAAATAGCTTTATATTCCTTAACATCTTTAAATGCCTTACCGCCAAACTCATCGTCAAGAACTAAAAGACTGTTGCATAAAGTGTACATACTATCTTTATCGTGTCCGTTAATCTTCGCTTCAACAATGTATTTATCTAATTCTTTTGGCATAATATTACGAAGGAATGATGTTTTACCGGTGCCATGTTTTTGTCCTGTTAAAACCAACGTAAGAGGGCAAACTAACTTTTCCTTATGTGAAGATGTCCAATTATGTAAAGCACCTACAATCCACTTTCTAAAAGCCCAAACATTATATTCTGATTGAGGGTAAATACATTTAGCATATTGCTCAATTACTCCTGTTGGATTTGATTTATTAGCATTAAGAAAATCAGTTAATACATTTGTTTTAATAACCTTATTTGAGTTAAGAATTGAACGTACATCATTAATCGGAACATTAAAATCAAAGGATTTTTTAGCAGCTAAATACATATCGTTTACTTCTGTATCCGTTAAAATAACATCATTAAGTATGTAGGTAGTATTAGTAATCATATCAAGTTTAGGCTCGTATGTATCAATAATAAAGTTTTCAAGCTGTTCAATTTCAGTTGTTTCACTATTTAATTCTTTAGAGTAATCAACTTTACTTTCTATTAATTCTTTAATAAGCTGTTCGTCTTCATCGTTAATTGTAATATCGTGAGCAGTTAGTAAATTTTTACCTATACTTTCAATAGTTGGGTTTCCTTGGTCTTTAGAAATTTTTACCCTTTTTATAATTTGCTTTGTCTTTTCGCTATAAATTTGGATATTAGCTTGTTTGCAATAGTAATAAAACGTTCCTATTTTAACCTTACCTGTTGAGTTTTTGCATAGTCCTTTCCAATCTTTTGAGCATTTTTCACGATTATATTTATTACCAAACTGACAAATAAAGTGGAACGTTTCCTCCCCAGCTATTCCAAACTTATCAAACAAAGATAAACCGATTCTGATATAAGTGTGGTAATCTTCATTGCACAAATCAATATTCCTTTCCTTAATCTGTTCTAAAATAAAATCAAAGTCAGATTTAGTATAGATAAAATTAGTTTCCTTTGGTGCTTGAAATCTTTTAACTTCTTTAGCGATAAACTTTTTAGCTTTATCGTTTACAAAAATATCAGGGTCATAAGATAGAAAGCGTAATCTATTACGATTTTTACATGATTGGTCAATAGTTACATTATATGTTTTATGATAATAATCAGCAAGTCCATCGAAGCTATCTTCAAACTTATCAGGATTAATCCTAACAAAAATACAAAGTCCATCCCCTCCAAAAGATTTATGATAAATATAGGTGTATTCATCATTCTTTAAATCTTCATTTATATTATTATCAACATCAATAACAATTAATCCGTTTAATGATTTAATATTATTAGCCGTTTTAGCACCTTCATTCATTATTGCCGAACCAGTAACGACCATTGAAGTGTTTTTAATTTTCTTGTATTTTTCTAAATCCCCTTTTTGTTTTACAGCACGTGCTTTTAAAACAATATCCTGATTAGAACCATGTTGAACAAAACCAATATAATTTTCAATATCAATTTCTTTTTTCTCTGTTGCGAAACAGTCTTTATAATAAGACATTTGTACTTTATTTGCCATAATATTTCTCTAATTTTATTTTTACTTTGTTAATTAAATATTGAATTGTACGCTCTACTCCACTCTTTAAGTCGTGTTTAGATTTTAATGTAAAATAACAATTTGTAATCATTTTTTTTATTTTTTTATCTAACTCTCCTGATGCAAGTGCGCTTAAGTATTTTTCTTCACTGACTCGATAATAACGAAATAAATCGAATATCTGATTTATCATAATTCGCCAAGCAAAGTTTAAATCTTCATTTTGGCTAAGTGTGTAAAGATAAATCTTTTCTGCATTTGGTGGTGGTATTTTTTTAATTGGAACTGAAATAACCTCATCTTCAACTTTTATTTTTTCTTCTTTATGAGGTTTTAAAATTTCCATAAAACACTCTGGACAGGTATCATTTGTTTTTGGAAGTAAAGCGCCACAACCTTCACAAACTTGTAAATCTTCTAAGTCTTCTTTTTTTGCTTTTGGTTTTTCTTTACCTTCAAAAAAAATACGTTTCCAATCTCTTGTATTGTCTGACCATTCATTGTGTCTATCTATATTCCCACCCCCATCTATAACAATAAAATTATCTTTGTATATTTTATCTGTTGACCTTCCACCCCTTCCAACTATTTGAAGCCATAAAGACAATGATGCAATTGGTCTGTTAACTATAATTGCCTCAACTGTTGTATCATCAAATCCAGTTGTTAATTTACCCACATTGCAAAGTATTCCGTTTTGATTCTCTTTAAACCATTTAATTACACTTGCATCAGATTCGCAATCATTAACGCTATCAATCATTTTAATATTGTTATAACCAGCATCAATAAACTTTTGATATACTAATAAGTTCGCTTTTGTACTGGAATTAAATATCATTGTTTTTTTACCTTCACAAATCTCTTTATAATTCAAAACAACATTAAATAAAGCATTATCATTATTGTAAGCTGCGTTCATTGATTCCTCTGTATACTCTCCACTCTTGTTATCTATTTTTAAATTTGAGTTGTCAGTATAATTTTTTACAAAAGATATTTCCTGTACTAATTTACCATCATTAATAAGGTCCTGAATAGTTGCACCAATAACGATATCGTTGTAAATTTCTGACATAGTAAATGGTCGTGTCCACTCAATTACTTCATCATTACAACAATTAGTTAATTCATTATAATTTGTTTTACAATGCTGACATTTAAAAAATGTAATTTTCTTTTGAACTATTGGGGTTGCTGTGCATCCAAGTATATTAGCGAAAGGAAAGAACTTAAAAACCTTATCAAATATTAATATGTGGCACTCATCACAAATAACTAAATCAACATCTTTGAAGAAATTTTCATTAGCATTTAGCCTGTTGTTAATTGTCTGTATCATTCCGACATAAACATTGCAATTATGTTTAAGTGCTTTAGTACGTGATATTACACCCTCACAAGTTAAGCCTATTTTATTTAATGATGAAATAGTTTGATTTACTAAAGACTCTCTATGGCAAAGTATCAAAACTTTTTTACTTGTTCGCTCTACCCATAATTTTGTAAGAAATGAAAAGACAAAAGTTTTACCGCCTCCTGTTGGAAGTTGATAAAGTACTCTTTGGTTTGTTTGGAATTTCTCTAAAATTTCATTAATTGATTTTTGTTGATGCTCGTATGGTTGTATCATATAAAATAAGAAACCTTCAAGCCAAGTGCTGGAAGACACTCGAAATGAAGGTTCTAAAGTAATGTTTTAAACTTGTTGCTTCCAGACAACTTTGCAAATGTAAGGATAATTTTTTAAATACAAAACAAAGTATTAATTTACCCTCCCCAATTTAGACTTAATCAGCTTATCATATTCCACTAAGTACTCTCTACATTGCTTAACACGCTCTATAATAGCCTGTATCTTTTCTTCACTCGCCAGTACTTCATAAGCTAACCAACGTGATTCGTTTGGCATGTCTTCAAATACTACCTCATCACTCCAATCTGTTTCTGGTGTATTCATTAGCCCGTAAAATAATATTCCTTTTGGTTTTTTGTATAGGTGACAATATCCGATAAGCTGCCATTCGTAATCCTTATCTAAACCTTCAATAACTTGCTTATGTAAGGTTGTTCTATTCCAACTTGCTTTAACATCTACAATACAATTAGGTAGGTCAACATCACATTCACCCTCCATAAATTCATCTTGAAGTCTTACAACGTTTTTCTCAGCCATTCCAAACCCTAACTGAACAGCCATGAAGTCAATTAAATCATTCTCAACATTAATACCCTTATCCATGTACTTAGAGAATATTTCCTCTTTATCGTTTGCATACCATTCATGTAGGTATGTTTTACAGGTTTGGCTTAACTCACCTTTTACTTTTGCGTTGCTCATAATCTTACCAATTTGTGAGCATCTTATTCTAAATTCTCTTTCCATTATTTTGCTAATAATAATTGTTCAACTTCGCTTGATACATTGTATTTCAGCCTAATTTTATCCATTGTAAAACCACTATTTTGAATCGCTATTTTACAATTCTTAAAGTTTTCGCTATCCTTTATTAATTCAGTCTTTGCGAACTTCTTAAACCTTACCACATGACCGTGTCTTTTATCGGGCATAGCATAAAGCATTACGGGAACGTTTAACCAGTCATCAATAAAGTCGCTGCCCGTTTCTTTAACAAAGAATTTTGCATTAGTCTTGTTTAATATAACAGGCTTGTATAATGATTTGCCAGCAATATCTTTTAAGAATAAAGCGGAAACAACTATCTTAGATTGGTTCTTTTGGTCAAACGATTCGGCATCGTTAAACTTGTCAATCATTACAATCATTTCTGATTTAAGCCCTTTTAATCCACTTATCAAATCTTCACCTGAGATAAAGTTTGAATCGTTGTTTTTCTTCCAGTGTGTCTTTTCCATTTTGTTTAGTTTTTAGTTATTGTGTAAATTGTAAGTGTGTTAAAATATCTATTTGGCTGACCTTCTTTTTCGTAAAGTTTCCCGTTTAGATTTGCTCTGATTGTTACTTTATCCCCTACGTTAATAGAATCTAATAAAGCAATTTTTTTGTTCTTTTCAGTATCGTGAGCCTCAATAGCTACGTTTTGCGGATAGTTACTTTCTTCATCAATCGTTACCGCAATAACTTTTTTGCTAAACTTTTCACTAACTACTTCTGTTGGTAGTACTTCTTTTACTGTTCCTTTTAATTCAATTGTCATTTGTTTTGTTTTTATTGGTTATTAATTATTTGGTTACTATCTTAAACCATTCCTTTGCAGTATTAAAAGCCATTAGCCTTAAATTACTATCAACTGAATCGTTGTTTGGAAATTCATTAGGATTATTCCAAAAGTCATTTTCCCATTCTTCTAATGTTCTATTATGGCAGCCCATTTTAACACGCTTTACACCTTCTTCTGTTATGTAAGGAATTACAATATACTTATAAAGCCCTGTAAAAACAATAGCTTTTGAAATTTTTTCACCTTGTAGGTAAGCACCTT